GGTACGAAGTACACGCTCGAAGGGTTTCAGCAGACACTGCCCTCGGTTGGGCCGCTGCGTGACGCAAAGCCGCAGAAAGAGCCTGATGAATGGAGCGTGGACGCAGCTGATCTGCCACCGGCGCAGATAGAGAATGTGCTGCAGGGCTGCAAGCAAGTGCGTGAGGCAGCTAAGGTGCAAAGCGCTGGCATTGCCGAGCCGTACTGGCGTGCCGTGCTTTCGGTTGTCTACCGCTGCGATGGTGGCGAGGATCTGATCCACAAGATCAGCCAGGGTGACCCCAGGTACGACGCTGCAGAGACTGACCGCAAGGCGGAGAACACCGCTGGCCCGGCAACCTGCGAGCATTTCTCGGCAGTTAATCCCGGTGGGTGTGCAGGCTGCCCGTTTGCTGGTGCGGTGCGCTCGCCTATTTCTATTCCTGCACCTGCGCCGCAGCCCGAGGACAGCGAGGAAGCGCCGGAGCGCCCGAGCAAAGTCAACGACTGGCACATTACGGCCAAGGGCGTTTACAAGGCGATGGAAGCTGACGATGGCAGCATCGAAAAACAGTTTGCCTCGCTCACGCCCGTGTATGGCGAGACGTTCCGCAGCCGCCGTGGCGAGACTGACATGGACGCCGATGATGCCAAGCTGCTTTTGGTTTGGCTGCGCCCGGATGGCCGCTGGCGTCGCACGCTTATGCCGCTGTCGCTGATTGGCAGCCCAACAAAAATGCTGGAGTGGGCTGGTGGCCAAGGGCTTGCCACGCTAATACCCAACGCGAAGGTATGGAATATGTATATCAGTGAGCTTACAAATAAGCTGCTGGCCGAGAGACAGGTGACCGAATACTATGCCCGACTTGGCTGGCACGCGGACGATTCAGAGTTTGTGCTTGGCACCCACAAGGTTACAGCTGACGGGCTGGAGGCCACGACCATCGAGCGCAACGGGCCGCTGTCGCAGCTGGCGCCACAGGGTGATCTCGAAGAATGGAAGGCAGGCATTGATCTGCTCAACCGCCCAGGGCTAGAAAAGCACCAGTTCTGCATTCTTGCTGGCTTTGGCTCGCCGTTACTGCAGCTAATGGACGTTGCCGGTGCGGCTATTTCACTGGCTGGTGCGTCTGGCCGAGGCAAAACGCTGGCTGCACGGGCCGCGCTGTCGATCTATGGCCAGCCTGATGCGCTGTTCCAGTCTGCGGATGCCACCAAGAACTCTACGGACATGCACCTTGCAACGCTGCACTCTGTGCCGTATCTGATGGACGAGGTAACTAGCCTTGCAGATAAACAGGTCGGCAACCTGCTCTACATGATTGCAAATGGCAGGGGCAAGGACTCGCTAAACCGTGCCAGGGACTGGCGCACGGGTGGCAACTGGCGGCTGGTAGCATTCCTCACCACCAACAATCCGATCATGGAGGCGAACCAGACGCACTTGACAGAAGCGCAGCGTAACCGGGCCATCGAGCTAATCATCGACACGGCTGTGCCATCGGAAATAGCAGCGCAGATTTATCAGGCCACGAGCAAGCACTACGGGCTGGCAGCTGCGCAGTTTATGCAGTACGTAATCCAGAACCGCGATGAAGTCACCAAGCTGACGCACGAATGTGTGAACAAGGTAAAGGGTGCTTTCGAGGGACAGGACGCGCAGCGCTTTGGCGTCTGGGCACTGGCTGCTGCACTGGCAGGCGGGATGATTGCTCGCAAGCTGGAACTGATTAAGTTTGACCCATGGGAGATCGTGCAGGAGATCGTGCCGAACCTGCAGGAGCAGGGCGAGCGCACTATGACACCCGAGGAGCAGTTTGTTGAGGCGGTGCGAGAGTGGCTGACTGAGAACTCAGATCGCGTGACCACGACGTTGAACGGTGGCCTTGGCTTTGCCGATGACCCGATTGCCAAGCTGGATGGGCCTGACATATTTGTGCATAGCACCCGGTTTAGGAAGGCGCTGCGCGAGCGTCAGGTGAGCCTGCAAATGCTGCGGCGCTACCTTGGCAAGTACGGTGAGACGAACATCAAGCAACGGCTGTCCAAAGGCACACCGCCTGTTACCTGCATCCGCTTGCCGCGGGAGTGGATCTACGGCGAGGAAGATTAGTCGGCTAGCATTTCGGGCGTCAGAACCTGGCGTCCGACGTAGCCAAAACGTGAGTGGTAAGTAATTACCTGCGCCTGCCGTGCCGCGCTGTACCCATGCCGACTTGCATACGAATCACGAGCCGATAGGGTGCCATGTTGCTCGACAGTCATCAGGCCGCTTTCTTTCGAGGCCCAGTGGTGCAGGTGGCCAAGGTGGCAGTAGGAATGTTTGGTGCGGCCAAAGAGCTCACGGAACTCCGATGCCATGGCACGATCGATCTCGTCGATCTTTTTCAAATGCCCATGGTGGAAGAACAGGCTGGTATGCCCATGCTCGATTGAGTAAAACGGTGCTGGTGACTGGTCAATAATCAGGCGCGGCTGGTTGCGGTAACGGTCAGCAAAAGACTCACGCAGCCAGATCTCTGTGGTTTCATCGTGGTTGCCCTCAGCCATAATCACTTCGACAGTGACGTACTTGGTCAGCAGCATTTCGATAATCTGCCGGGTCAGCCGCACGGCAATCCGCACTAGTTTAGGAAAGCGCGTGTCCGTATCCAGCTGATGTTTGCTGGTGGGCGTCACGCTCTCGATGCCATCAAAGTGCAGGAAGTCACCCATCTGTGCAAACACTGCACGGTGGGCAGGTGGTGCCCGGTCAATCGCAGCGGCGAAAAACTTTAGCACCATTTCCTCTGCAATGGTTGCATCCCAGTCCTGCCCGGTTTCCTCGCCCCATGCCAGCATTCCAATGTGGGCGTCGGTCATCACAAACAGATTCAGCAGCTCGTTATTGTGCCGCACCTTCTGCTTGATCCTCGGCAGCGGCTGCAGATCTTCTTTCAGCGCCTCGATGGCAGCTTTTAGCTGATCGTACTGTGCCTGCTTGTCGCGGTCAGTCTTGTACCATTCGAGCTTGTGCTCACCCGTGCTGGGGTTCCATAGCACCGAGCGGCCCTTAAAGATTTCATCGTCACGCTGCTCAAACTGCTGCGCCGATTCCATCTTTTGCTCTAATGTTTTGCCCTCCCGCATCCGCTCCAGCCTGCGCTGTAAGGTGCGAGCGTTTATGCCAAGTAGGGCGGCTGCCCCTTCCTGAGTGCCAGTCTGCTCAATGGCAGCGAGGATCTGCGAGTTGCTTATTCCCCGTGGCCCAAGACTACTCATGGCTATTCCTTTTTGTTACGTAGCTGCCCTGCTACCTTCTCCGCGCTGCGCCCAACCACGTACCCACCGAGGCCCACGCTTAAAAGCGACCATGCCTGATCCGGCATGTCGAACATCACACTGGTGCCAAAGAAAGCATCCAAGTATGGGGCGATAATGTAGTTGTTGCCGATCATAACTGCAAACATCAGCATAACAATCGGCCGCCAGGCACTGGTCACCCAGTGCTCAGACTTAGCCTCGGCCACCACCACGTCACGGGCTACCTGCTGTGCAGTCTGCTCGTGCTCAAGCATAGCAAGGCGCAGCTCCTGCGCTGCTTTGGCAGCCTGATCCTTGTCCTCAAAAAACCTGCCGAGCACGTTGTCTACTGCTTGGCCAAGCCCGGCACCCAGCAATTCTTTAATCATTTGCCCCACCACTGCTTGGCATCAAAGCCAGGGCATTCCTTGTCTGATACGTCGCGATGACCGATCACTTGCAGCTCACCATGCTGGGCCATTAGATCATCTACGCAGCGCTCTAGTGCATCCCACTGGCGTTTAGTAAAGTTGCAATCCGCATCGCCATCCTCGGTCAAACCACCAACAAGGCAAACGCCAATGCTGGTTTTGTTGTAGCCGTAGGCGTGCGCGCCTGGTGTCTCCACGGGCCTGCCCCGCTCGATTGTACCGTCGCGCCGGATTACGTAGTGATAGCCTATGTCGTCCCACCCGCGCTCGTCCACGTGCCAGCGGCGAATATCATCCGCACCAACATCCATAGACGGTTTGGTTGCAGCCATGTGCAAGATGATTGTGTCGATGTCACGCATGCAAAGCTAGCCCGCAATCTTGTGCTTGAGCATATTCCAAAGGCCAAGTAAGCCTGTCCAGATAAAGCTGACCGTAACGAAAATGCCAAGGACGATGCCACGCCATGACGTGACTGCTTTTTTAATATCCTTAACATCTTGGCGCATGTCTTGCAGCTGTTTATTCAGCTGCTCGTGCTGGGTTTCTAGCACCGCTATGCGCTCTTGCTCGTTTTTAGTCATGGGACACCTACTTTTTCTTGGCTGTCTTTGCGGATTCCTTAAAATCCTTGTCGCTGGGACGGCCCTTTTCGCCTTTGCGCTTCATGCGCTCGCCAGAGCCAGCCTCGATACGCTTACGTTTAGCGTGAATGTTTGCATATAAACCCTGGGCAACCATTATTATGCCTCCGGCTTTTCGGGCCAATCGATGTCATTAGGGAATCCGGGCTGCTGCGGAACATCCCGCAACGCCTGGCGGTAGGTTTTCCATGGCTCAACATCAGCAACAGGTGCATCAGGCAAGACAGCAAAATCACTTTCGTCAAGTAACGTGTCGCGCTGCTCCCGAATGCCTTTTGCCTTGGCCTCATTGATTCGATCCAAAACATCGGTCTGCTGCCATGTACCGTAGACGGCATCTTCATCGGCGTCGTAAGTGTAAGGATGCGTGTACTCATAGCCGTTACCATCGCTTGGCTTGGGCAATCCTTTTACCTGCCGCCACCCAAGGGCATATAAGCGATCCGGTTCTGTTGATTTAAGACTGTTAGGGAGGCCAACCGCCACAACCTTATCGTCTTTAATTCGTGCCATTGTCATATTCTGTTACCTCTTAATTCTGTAAAGGACGAGTCGAAAGACAACCCGTTATTTATAACGGTACGCGCCGGACGGGACGCACATCGAATTCAGAGTCCTTCCTGCGGCCACGCTGGCGGCCCGGCCCAAAGCTAAGTTGATTAAAATACTGCCGCCAAACCTCCGCGTTGCCATTGTTATCAATGTCATCAGAGTCCGTACTCGTCCAATACATCTCTAAATCTACTGCTTCGGCTCCGCCTTCTTGAAAGTCCGTCACGCTTGTTTGCGATGGAATGCTCCCCGTGTAAGCCGATCCAATCGGATCGCTGGATGGGTTAAA